GATGAACCTGCCTTGGAACACAGGCGACCATTGGAATCGAATGGTGCACGATCGCACCCATGCGGCTGACGATGAGATTCGGGGTCTTCGGCTCCCCCGTTTTGATCGTGATGGTAAACCCCATCAATTCAATCCAGAGCTGTTCCAGAGCATCGCACAGGAATGCGGCTTCAAGCTCGAAATAGTGATTTGCAAAGACTTCACTGAGCTTGAGTTCCTGGGGACGATGGCGCGTAACCCAACCGCGCATGATATAGCTGCTATCGAGACACTCCGCAATCAATTCAAGGACATCCTTCGGGATGCTAAAATTGTCTCACCATTGCGGAAGTACGCCCAGCTCAATCCGGAATTGAACGATCCGATGACTGGAAATGCTCCCGACATAATCGTTTACCGGAAAACACACCTGGTGAACGTTCGATCAACCGCTGTCCAGTTAGGCAAAGCTAATTGGCGGCGTTATGATCAATACCTCCTGTCCCAGACCGAAAAGATGTCGGGGCACGCTCAATTAATGGCCTTCAACCCATCCGGACACGCTTGGATGACGAAGGACTGGATTGATGCGGCCTGCCGGTACATATACGGTGGCTTCCCTGATGCCAGGAGGGATGAGTGGGGTTTGGTTGAGAACCCCCCCGCTGAATTGCGTAAAGAGATGGTCGACCTTATGTGTCTCAAGAAGCATGGGTTCGGGAAGCGTACACTGGCTGTTACCTGGACAAACGGTACAGCTAAGCCCCCCTCCTCATGGCCTTCTGAGGCTCGGTCACGTTTCAACGTGATGAAGCAGAAATCAATTCCTTCCTACGCGAAGGTCCTCTCTATTCATCTGTGTACATTCCCTCACGCACGGACGAAGATGGAGAAGCGATGGGCTCGCATTTTGCATGGTGTTGAGCCCATCGATAATAGCATACGACTCGCACTGGATCTCTGGAACGAGTGGACCGTGGAGTTAGGTCCTAAGATCTTCAAGGGTATGCAAAACGCTGCCCGTGAGATGCAATATCTGTCTCCGTCGTTCAGGACAACCGCCATGACGACTGAAAAGTCGACTTGGACGACAATGGCAGAACAGATCTCACCTGATGATCCCAAGGCCGCCGAGATTGATTTCGGATTATGGATCCGACAGACTGCAGTTAGTGCTAAAGCGACCACTATGGATCCGGCCTACTTCTATGCGCGCATCACAGAAGATAAGGAATTCCGGTCTGAAGTGTTCTCACACCCTGCATATGTCTACCGAAATCTAACGGCTTTAGACTCCGCGCTTTACGGCGCCATGTACTTCTGGGAGAAGGCGATATGTAGGATCTGGATTATCGGGACGATTTATATGGTGTATATGTGGACCCTTCTTGGTCTGCCCAAGGTATTCACTGTCCTTGGTCACCTATATTGGCTCGAGAAGATGGATTCTTCGCAACTCATATCGTCTCTGCAGCCCAGAGATCCTTACGGTCCCAGCAAGAAGTTGACTGCCTGGATTGCTGGTTTCATACCACTCTGGGTGGGTTACATCTTCCGATGGGACCTTGTGCGAGTTTCGTGGTTGGCCGAGGCGTTGGCTATATTCTGGTTGAGGGCCACTGACGTGTCCAATGCAGCCGCAGGAATTATAGTCGACAATGTGTGGATGACAGATGCAGAGGCCATGTGGGAGAAGATCAAAGATGACGAGAACAAGCGTCTTATCTATACCGCGCAAACGGGTACGGGTAAGAGTTCACTCGGTGTCGCCGCTCTCACTATATCGGCCGAGAGGCTCATGCCTCAGCATCACCTCGCAGTCTCCTTGCCTCGATGTTGGGTCTTTGTTCCGACCCTGATCAACCTTGAGAAGCCCATGCCCGAGTTCTTAGGTTTCGGTACCGCAGAAATGGCCCCAACCAATCCCGATAAGCGCGTTCAAGTTCTACGTGCAGGTATTAGGATTATGCCAAAGACGCGGATCGTCTTCCTCACCTATCAACACGGGTACGAGAGGCTCCGAGGAGGAGACTTCGATCCCACACGCGACTTTGCGGTACTGGACGAGTGTCATATGGACCTCCCAGCCCAACGTCTCGTCGAACATGCTCTTAAGGATGCCTACTGCTTCATGGCATCCGCAACCCCGGCCCCCTTACCGACCGCACCGGTGGCCAAGGTTCATCTCGCTTCACAAAAGAAGAAGTGGAAGAACCATGTAGTGCGAGAAAAGATGGTTTCGACTGCAAACACCTATAAAGATTGGATGCAGCGGTCGGAGCCAGTAGAGGGGATGGTCCATCCCCCGTCGGTGTTGGCCGAGCGATGCATTATTTTTGAGGACACGCACAAACACGTGGCCGAATGCATCGAAGCCTTACGCGAGCTCAACAAGGCCGAGTGGCCTCTCATGCCTGGTAACATGCCTCCTGTGGTAGAAATATCATCGCATGTAAAACCGGGCACAGTTGAGTGGATTGAGCGAGAGGCAGCTTTCAAAAGCGGCAGGTACATTGCCGTCGGTACAAAGCAGGCTCGCACGGGCATGGACATAAAACCACATCCTCCCTGGATGGTCATTGATTCCGGGAAGGATGTTTATGAGCATGAGGGTGAGATCCTCTTTGCGAACACCAGTGCAGCTGATGAAGAACAGGGGCTCGGTCGTAACACGAGAAATTCTAGTGATAGAGACGGTCTGGCTATCGTCAATGTCAATGGGGGCAAAAGAAAGGAGAAGTTTGTAACTTATCCAAGTCCTTCTTATCTCGTGGACGACTGGCTCGCAAAATCTTATTCGCTGCCAGCGCTCAAACCAGTGGAGAAACCGGCCTGTCGTACTTGGCCTTACTTCGAGGTCAGGAACGTATCCGAGAATGATGAGGCAGCACTGACCTTCTGTGCGCTCGCGATCGCAGCTGGAGTCAAATCTAATGACCTCCCGCGCTTCTATAACAGGTACTATGTCGACAAGATAAAGCTCCCTGCTGAGTACGAATGGCTCAGTAGGCAGTACATGGCACCTAACTACACAGAAGCGCCAGCATATGACCATATCTGGTCACTCTGGCTGCATAACCATACGATAGGATGGAATGTTCGTATGAACTCAACCAATTTCGTTCTGTCAGATGGTCTCTCTTGGACCGGGCTGATAATCCCGATGCGCGGATCATGGTGTTCTATCGATGATCTACCCGCGTTACGCTCTCGTCGTGAAGTACTCGTTGAACTATTAGGCGGTGCAACTGAGGAAGCGGCAAACTACGAGGCCATTATGTCAGGCCTCGAGGAAATGAACGAACGCCTAAACGGCAAGGTTAAGGAGCTCACCAAAGCGCTTAAAAGCTCCAGAGAACGTTCCAAGCGAAGGAACGCGGAAGAGAAACAAAAGGCGGACCGGCACGAAAAGAGAGCGATTCAGATGTCCTCTCCCGTGCCGCCTGGTGAGGCAAGCGACCCGACGATTCAGATGTCTCGGAAGTCAACGGCCCCATCAACAACCCGTCTCAATGTTCCTCTTGACAAGAAGATCAAATCCTTAAACGGGGATGATCTTCTCAAATGGTTGACCAACTCCACCGAGAAGGTTGACTACAAAACTCTCTCGCCCGAGAGTAAGGACAAGCACAAAAGGGCGGTTGGGTTGGTAAAAAGATACCAATCCCAAACCAAGTCGAAGGTTGTCGACCATAACGCCTTCGCCTCCAACTTCCTGCCTTCAATAGGGGTCGAGGGGCCAGCAAACAATCCCTTCGATCCCAATTTTGCGCCGTCGACACTACAGCGGCCCAAGCCAGTGCAGGCTCGCGGAGAGCAACGTCGCCAAGGAAAGAGAAAGGGCGACAAGCGAAAGACCCCAGAACAACCTGGTTGAAAGATCGGTAGCGAAGAATCGCTCAACTAAATCCAAACCCGGCTGCCCCTGTCTACATACGGTTGTCTTGTCTCTATAGAGTTTAACACAGACAACCAGGCGCCGTGCCTATTGTGTGCCACCCACGATAGGTCCCCTTTTGGGGACACAGGTCAACTTAGCAGAAAAGACCCTCCCTAGTGGATAAGTGGAACACACATGAAGCACGGCCCCAATGTAGATAAGCAGGCTCGAGTGCAGAGACCTTCCGAAAGGATGGATGTTTGCACAGCAGTACGGGCCCGACAAGATGATCAGTGTAGCGGAGACCCAAACCTAATGAGAGACGATAGGTTCCCTTACGGAACACAGGTTCACTTGCTGAAAGGACCCTCCCTTGTGGATAAGTTTCAAGTTAGGGGAAGGACAACCCTCCCCATTCATCAAATTGTCGGCAGTCTCGCACACTCGAGCTTTACCCTACAGTTTGGCCATCGTATGGTTGGATATCCCACACCTCACCAAGAAGCAGGAGTGGAAAATGACAAGCGGAAAGACGCTACCTGAAGGAGGGCGAAGTGACCTCCAGTACTTTATTTATATAAAATACAACGCGGACATGAACCACGGATATAACGCTAATCCATAGTGCGAGGGACTGTTCAATACAGCCCCTGAATATCCTGAGGTATACTCTTCGGAAGCAGACCCGAACGGAGTATAGACAAGACAGGACCTTGGTCCTGCTTGCCGCCAGTCACACCTCTCACTGTAATGTAGAAGAGGTCATAGGCCCAACCCACAACCCTTGCCTTGTTCAGCAAAGGGGGATGGTTGTAGTCTTGTGACTTGCCGTTGTACAAAACAATATACAAAATTATAAAAGCTCAGGCTGGTGACATGTGAGTATGTGTAGATTCTTGACAAGAAGCGTCTACACCGTCTTGCTTTCTGAAGCCACGAAAATAATATATATTTATATATGTGACTCTCAGTGGTCCTTTGATAGGACCTAATGCCTGTACAAGATGTGTCCATCTTGTGCCTACATTGATCATGTTGATCATGAGCGATGTTTTGTACGAACAACGGTTGACCCGATTTGCAGTATACCCACGTTCCAGCCCCTCCTTTCTCTCACGAGAAGGAGTGTCGGTATGGTGTGGAAGAGACTTAGTTTCAGATGAAGAGCAGCGCACACCTTCAAGCGAAGGATAGCCACTCTGTTTTTGGAACCAGGTCTGCAAACCCGGTG